AATGTCACCAGTAGAAGTATTAACTTTAGAAAAAAAATATGTAGAGATGAGAAAAACTTATCACATGGCTTTAGATATGATTGAAGCTAAGAATTTAGAATTAACACAACTTCGTAGAGAAGTGAGTGAATGTAAAACACAAAAGAAAGCAGATGCCTAAAAAATTAACTCTTACCCAAAAAGTTGATTTACTTGTAAGTAAGCTTGATGAAGTTCATAGAGATTTAGAAAAGAACACTAGAGATATTGAAGAGCTTAAAGAACAAGTGAATATGGGGAAGGGTGGTATTAGAGCAATCTTTATATTTGGAGCAATCATTGCTGCATTATTTACAGCATTAAAATTTGGAATAATAATAAAATGAACAATCAAAAATGGAACCATGGCTTACTAGCTATCGTTGGATATCTAGCGTTCTTAGCATTATCTATGTATTACATGTATTACTTAGGTAGAGTGCTAGGCACAATTATTTGGTAAAATGGAAAAAACACTAATCGAACTCCATGAATTATTAGCTAAAGAACTTTTAGCTCGTATACAAAGTGGAGAAGAAAAAGCTAGTATTCTCAATGTTGCTAGGCAATTCTTAAAGGATAACTCTATTGAGGCTATACCTGCAGAAGGCTCTACCATTAAAGAATTAGTAGAAGAATTACCATTCGAAATCACAGACGAAGATTTACAAAACGGTACAGAATAGACTATATTATGGCCCTATTCTGTGGCTTCGTGATGGAATGGTAGACATGAGGGATTCAAAATCCCTTGCTCGCAAGGGCGTAAGAGTTCGAGTCTCTTCGAAGCTACCACATGAAACAATCTCTTAAGAAAACAAAAGTTGATCCTTTAGTTGATTTCAGAAATTTTATGGCTGCCATTTGGCGTTTCTTAAAATTACCTGACCCAACTGATATTCAATATGACATTGGAAACTTTTTACAAGGTAAGGATAAACGAATTGTTATCCAAGGTTTTAGAGGTGTTGGCAAAAGTTGGATTACTGCAGCTTACTGCTTACATCAATTATATTTAAATCCTCAGAAAAACATTTTAGTTGTCTCAGCAAGTAAAACTAGAAGTGATGACTTCTCAACATTCTGTTTACGTTTGTTAAACGAAGTTCCATTTCTACAACACTTGATGCCTACAGATAGTCAAAGACAATCAAAGATTAGTTTTGATGTAAAACCTGCAAGAGCATCTCAGCAACCTTCTGTTAAATCAGTTGGTATCTTTGGAATGCTTACTGGTAGTCGTGCTGATTTACTTATTTGTGATGATGCAGAAACTCCTAATAATAGTTTAACTACAGGAATGCGTGCTAGACTTTCAGAGTCTATTAAAGAGTTTGACGCTATCTTAAAACCTCATGGTCGTATTATATTTCTAGGTACACCACAATGTGAGACATCTATCTATAATATTTTATCTAAAGAAAGAGGTTTCAAAGTTCGCAAGTGGATTAGTAGATATCCTACTAAAAAAGAATTAGATGAGTATGGAGAAACTCTAGCTCCTATCATTCGTAATGCAGTTGAACTCAACATAGAATTAGTTGGAAAAAGTACTGAAAATACTAGGTTTTCTGACAAAGATTTATCTGAAAGAGAATTAAGTTATGGGCGTACTGGTTTTAAACTTCAGTATCAATTAGATACCTCTTTAGCTGACTTAGATAGATATCCATTAAAGTTAAAAGATTTAATTGTGACTTCTCTAGATCCAGAAGTTGCATATGAAAAATATGTTTGGGCAAGCAATCCTGAACTACAACATCAAGAATTACCCATGGTAGGTTTATCAGGTGATGCGTATTACAGACCTATGGATACCGTAGGTGAACCCATCCCTTATCAAACTACTGTTATGAGTATTGACCCATCGGGCCGCGGTCTTGATGAAACAGGTTTTGCAATCTGTAAATTACTCAATGGTCAAATCTTTGTTCATGCCTGTGGTGGTATGAAGGGAGGATTTGAAGATGTTGTCTTAGTCAAGTTAGTAAAGCTAGCTAAGAAACATAAAGTTAATAAAATCATAAACGAGTCCAATATGGGTGGCGGTATGTATACTCAACTCCTCAAGCCTTATTTGATGAAAGAATACCCCTGTGAGATAGAAGAGGTACATCATAATATTCAAAAAGAGCGAAGGATCAGCGATACGCTTGAGTCCGTTATATCAAGTCATAAACTCATAGTGGATGAACAGGTAGTCAAAGATGACTATGCTTCTATCCAAAACGTAAACGAAAGCGATAACCAGAGCCTCAAGCGTATGCTGTTTTATCAGATGAGTCGTTTAACCAGAGACAAAGGTAGTTTAGCTTTTGATGATCGCTTGGATGCCCTCAGTATGGCTGTGGGATACTTTGCTGAACAGATGGCCCATGATGCTGATAGAGCTATCTATGAGAGAAAAAATGACCTTATGAATCAAGAATTAGATAGATTTATGGATAATGCAGTAGGCTATAGAAGCAAGGGAAACACTTGGATTTAAAGGGTTTTGGAGATACCTGACACTCTTAGATAAAATCAAAACCACCCCCCGTCAACCCCATGTCTATCCCTTAGGGTACCCTATGGGTACTTAGGTTCCCCCTTAGGTAACCTGTAGTTTATACTACCTATATCTACCCTTATCTCTATACCCCTAAGATACCTTATGAATACCTTCAACAAGACAAAACGTTATATCGTCAGAAAAAGACAAAAGAAAAGATTATCAATGCAGCAGTATATATCTGCAGTGTTGCCTAAGGTTCTCCTAAAATATTTTGAAACAAAAATCTAAGTAGGTTACGACATATAGCTCTTGGCAATTTACCCCCTTGGGGTTGCCATACGGGGTATAAAAAACAAGGGTACGGGGTGGGTCTTATAACTTCTCGAATAAAACTCGAGAAAATATCTACTATAAGTATTGTCTTTATTTGTCTCGTATCGGATTAAGTATATTAAACGTCATTAATAAGTAGTTAAACAACTACAGATAAATTTTTTCTACTCTGTCTCTCTTTTGCCTGATGTATCTGTATTTACTTTGGAGCCCTTCGGATCGCCTCGAGATAAACCCCACCATAGAATTAATTACAGACACCTAATGAAGAAATAAACAATCTCGAATTAATCCGAAACAATACTTGCAATATGGCAACTAAAGTGCATACTCAGAATCACTTGTGATATAGCAAGTAAACGAAAGAGAGTTAAACAATGACATATAAGAAAAGCAAAGGCGAGATTATCCTCGATAGGTTAATCATTGCTTACTTTGTAATTAAAACACCAATCATGATTTTTCTATTTATGGGGGGTACGTTTTGAGCATAACAATAGAGACAGTGCCACAGGTGTGGATTGGTTGTCTAGCTACCCATAACTCGGGTGGTATGTATGGCAAATGGGTAGATATTCCTGAGGATGCCGAGGATCTAAAAGAAGAAATAAAAAGGGTCTTAAGTAAATCACCTGAACCAATGGCCGAGGAATGGGCCTTTATGGATTATTCAAATGTTCCTTCAAGCTTTGGCGAAAATCCAGACCTTGAGAAGCTTTGCGAGTATGCCCGTTTATATGAGGAGCATGGCGAAGCTATTACGGCATTCATTGAAATCTTTGGAATTGATTATCTATCTGAAGATACATTTGATGATTGCTTTAGGGGTACTTGGGATAGTTGGGAGGCATTCTCAGATGAAGAAGCAGACATGATGCTTGAGCAATATACAGGCAAAGAAAATAGCTTTTTAACATCATATTTTGATTATGAGAAATGGTCTCGAGACTTATCTTATGATTATAACTCATGGGATATTGGGGGTGTCTGTTATGTATTCTCCAATCATTAATGAGCATATCCGCAGAAGTACGGATGAATTAAAAGCCATGGAAAGAGCCTTGAGCTCTCCCATTTCAATGGGTGTTTTAAATACCCCTAATGACTTTGAAATATTGTCAGCGGTGCGATGGATACTCCGAAGCCGCCGCAAGTGGGCCAAGGCTAAATTCAAAAGGTCTAATTAATGAAAAATAAAAATCAAACTGTTTGGATTTTATGGGGCCAATTTCCTGAAGATGATGAACCTGAAAGCTATCATTTTGACACTGAAAAAGAGTTAAGAGCATTTATCAAAGGTGTTGAAATGGGTATTGGTTGGCAAACTTGTTCATGGGTTATTTCAAAGACTGAACCTAATAGAACTGAATTTGAGAACTACTGCGAATAATTAAACAACTTTAAAGGCTCCGCTATGGGGCCTTTATGGTTGCTTATTTAAGTAATCAAGAAAGAGAAACAATCAATGACAAAAGAAGAAAAAAAGAAATTGATTGAGGACTATTTATCTAAATGTCCTTTTATCGAATTTCATCAAATACACGAAATCAATGAAGAGACTGCAACAATAGATATTGCATTTGATAGCGAGGCCTTAAATGAATAAATTAAAACTACTATATAGAAAAGTAATGTTTTTATTTTCTAAGCAAGACCTTGACGCAATCTTAAAATATGACCCTTTAAACATACTGACAGATAAAAAAGTTGAGGGTATATGGTTAGAAAAAAATGAATAAAGAAAAATTAGTAGAGGAAATTAATCTGCATTTACAAGATGCTTGGGAGGATCTAGAGAGCTCTAAAGACCATCTAGAAGAGCACTATGCCTGCGGGTGGATTGATGGTCTTAATGCTATTTTAAAAGCTATGGGGGAACCTACGCCCACCGATGTAGAGTCAATCATGCAAGACATGAAGCTTACAAATCCAAATACAAATTTTTAAATATTTTTAATTGGCTCCCTAGGTGAACTAGTGGAGCCTTTTTTATTTTCAGTATTACCTAAATATTACCCGAATAATATTACCCGCCTTACAATCTACTTGCTATATAGCAATATTAGTTTAATATTACCCGCATGATAGTTAGCAGTCTCAATTCACTAATATTAACAATTAATAATTGTTTATGTATCGGTGAAAATCCTAAATATAGTGTCTCTTGCAATTTACTACATGAAGATTTGAGGCTGCCTAACTATTACCCAAGTGATCCATATTACCCGAATCAACCTCTATAAATCTTTCGTCTTTCGTCTTAACTCCTCCTCGGGTAGTAGAGGATCACTTGTTGATATATTGAGATGATATCCCCAAGAAACTTAATTTTTACTAAAGAGCACCCCTTGTATGTAGTTTGTTCGGTATGCTATAATTCTTATATGAAATCTAATATCTTCATAAATATTCGCAGATTTGCAAAAAATTCATTAAAAACCTGTGTATATCACCCAAAGAACTGTTAGTTAAATCTCAGTATTAATATTGAATTTATTAGGTTTTAGGAATTAAATACAAAATTAATTGACTAACTTTGTCTATAGATTGTATATTCAAAAAGCAAAAGATTACTATATGTTGTATAAAATAAAAAACCATAAAATGAAACCATTGAGTTACTTATGTAATTTTATGAGATTTTATGGGAAATTATGGGTACATACTACATGTAGTAGTTATAAAAGGGAGGTTGGTGTTAAAAATGCTATTTAGTATTACAAACTGCTGTGAACAACGGACATACCTGCAGGACACCACCAAACGACAAGCCACAATAGAAATATTGGGAAGCTCTCCGAGAAATGACAGGCTGAGAGCGTATCGTGACAGATGGATTGACGTTTTGGAAATAAGTAACACATCCGCAAAAAAGGAGAACAAGCAACTATGTTTGCAATAAACCAACGTAGGGTTCTTTTGGGATATCCAAATCTGTCATCTAGAAATAACATTGTGGGGGGTCGTTCATATGCAGAACACCAGATCAACTACGAGTAACTCTAGATCATCCCGAAATAATCCGAACCACATGGCAAGTATTGTCTTGCGATATAGTAAGGAATAAATAAGATGATAAAGGAAATAAACTTAGGAATATTTAAACTGCTGCTTCTCAGCGGAGTTCATTTAAATCCTAAACCATTCGAAGTGTATCAAGATATACATAAGATATGGCGAGTAAATATTGGTCGAAATGAGATGCAGATTGTTTTTAGAACAAACCCAATCTTTCACCAAATTTGATCCTGTAGCTTATCTTTCTTCTGACACTTCGAATAGAAGTCGTACAGGAGGACTGATTATGGCTGCGGAGACCAAAGCTACTGACGCATTAGATAAATTTCTAATGAAGATGTGGAGACTGCAATTACCTGAGGGTGAGTCTGCATATATCCGACAACTAAATTACCGACAGGTATTAGTGATGTGGGAAGTATGTAAAGCTTACAAGATGGGATTGCGTCAAATAACGTTTCAGGATTTGATTATAAAATATTCAATACCTGATTATTCCCTAACCAAAGATACTCAATCTTTGAGAGAGGGAAAAGTATCCTACCGAACCTTTAGTGCAAAGAATTTGAACAAAGGTGCGGGATGGATAATTATCAATCGAGATGGAAGAAATAAACTCATCGCTTTAACAACTAAAGGTAAAGCGTTATGTGATGAGATTTGGAAAACTATCTCTTAACGAAACGAAGGACTAATGACAATGACAAAAGCAAACGAATACTTTGATGAATTAAATGACATCAGAGCAGAAATAGAAAGTCTACACTCTAGGCTTTTCATGGATGATATGGATCATCTAAGAGTATATGGCTATGAAAAAGAGGATGCTGATGCAATCTCTGTAGAAATAGCTCTATTAGAACAAAAGCTTGGTTTTATGCTGAGACAATTCAAAGGTAGTAAATCAAGAATTACTGGTCTTATTTCATTAAAAGACGCAGTAAAGAATGTGAGGCATCAATATGGACTGTGCTAATCCTGTTACTAAAGAAGATATCCAGAATAATAGAAGGATGTCTGAATATAACGACATTGTGCATGAAATATACAAAGCTGAGGCCAGACTGATGTACCTTTTTTGGACTGAGGACTGTAATGATATCGAACATATGCAAATGTATGATCGTTCGAAACCTAATGCTGAAGATGTTCAGGAAGAAATTGATTTTATTGTTAATAAAAAACTACCTGACATTGAACAACATATAACTTTGTTTGAAAAATCATTTCCTAATTTAGTTCCTGCCACAAAAAAGCGTTGGATGAAAAAAAGACAGGAAATTGAAATGAAGGGAGCAACTGATGTCAATCGTCAAAAACACTAAAGGCATGTCTTACACCAATGGTGGCAAAGGTGTTAAATGTGAAATCAGCGTAAGTGTAAAAGGTAAAGTCATTCGTGACTCCAAGTCGATGACAATCACCGATAAAACGCCAGAGGAAGTTATTGTTAGGTCTCTACAAAAGTGGAAAGATGAAACAGTAGCTGCATTAAAATCTGGTACTCCAATAAATCCAGATAATAAGCCTGAGATCTCTTGGACAATAGCCAAAGCAATTGATGAAACTATTGCTGAATGGGTTAGAGAAAAGAGAAAGAAGTCGACTATTAAAACTGCAACTATCAATCTTAATATTATTAAGAGGTTGTTAGGTGAACATACTCAGCTACATGAGATAACTCATGATAAAATTAAGAAGTTAAAAGAAAGACTTCTTGCAGGTGAGGAATGTAAACATGAGAACACAGAAGGGTCAGTTAATAGAAAATTATCTGCATTATCTGTGATGCTCAAAGTTGCCCATGAAGCAGGGTTCAGTGGTATGACAAGCTTACCTCAGATCAAAAGAATAACTGAAAACAAAACCAAGAGAATGGCTTTGACTCCAGATATTCAAGAAACGATGCTGAAAACTTGTTATGAGTTACAAGAGGATGACATGGATATCTTTGCAGATTTATTGTTATTCACTTTACTCACTGGACTTCGTAGGTCTAACGTATCTTTATTGAAGGTTAATCAACTTATAATGAGGGGTAAAATTCCTATTATAAAAATTAGTTATGAGGATTTTAAAGGTAACAGAGATCACACTGTACCTTTGGTAGATAAAGCCTATGAAATCTTTCAAAAACATTCATATAATAAGTTTGGTGAAAACTACGTTTTTACTAAAACTGATGGTGAGCATTTTACTGGCAGTTCAATACTGCATCGCTTTAACCGTCTAAAAACTCTTTCAGGGTTTAAACATATGAAAAACTTGGTTTGGCATAGCACTCGTGGTGGATTTATTTCAAATTGTTTTGACGTAAAACACCTAGATCCAATTGCTGTAAAAAACCTAGCGGGCCATGTCGATATGGCTACCACTATGGGGTACTACGAAGAGTCGGAAGCCGCTATTAGGAATACTTATGATATCCTAAATCGCCCAGATGAAAGTGTTAAAACTAATAACATTTCCCCATTAAAGGTGGTAAAATAAGTGCATAAGGCTTCGGATAGGACTATCAACCCGTTATATGAGAGTTGTCATATGACAAGTCTGAATCCGATACGTAGAATTAGAGACTTGCTTGAGTGTTTACTCGTACTAAAATTCGAGAAACACTCGAGATCTCGAATTAGGTTTTGTATAAACGTTGAAAAACAATATATTATTTCGGCGTTGCAGATTCAAAATACTGCATTTCGAGAATTTCTATATAGCAAGTCTCAATATCTACATCAAAAACTAAGTAATAACTGCCTCTTTTTAGCGAGGGCATATCGGATTAACAATCCTTGCTAAATCACAACTCAAGGCTCAGTCGTCTACGAAATACTCGAGAAATTCGAGATTATTCGAGACAGAAATGGAGCGTATAAATGGCTAATCTTGATGAGCTATTAAAGGTTGGTATTGGTGGTGCAACTACCCAACAATTTGCTGAAGTCAAAAAAGATAGATACCATCGTCAGTACCAACTAGAACAGGAAATGGTCACCACAGGTGTAGAGGATTTCCTAAGATCAACACAAAGTAACACACAAAATGGCAGAGAAAGTATTACTGACCATGGACAGTTACTTATTAAGAAAAATCTGGAAGCAGTAAGTGCGGAGCTACAAAAGCAAGTAGATACGAAAACTATTGGTAGAAGAATGCTTTCTTTGAAACTTCTCGAAAATATCCGAGACGAAGGCAAAGAAACTTTTGATACTGCTGCTTTTATAATCTTGAGAACTATCATGAATAATCTGACGGTCTCACAATTAGTCCAAAAGGTAGGAATAGCTATTGGGCATGCATTAGAGGCCGAAGCTAGAAATAGGGAGTTTGAGAAAATCAAACCTAAATATTTCCAAGCTGTATTAGATGACGTAAAGAGAAAACAATATAAACACAAAGAAACAGTGATGACCCATTCTATGAATAAGATGGAAATAGATTGGGAGCCTTGGTCACCTAGTGATAAACTTCACCTAGGAACTCACTGTATTACTATTATTGAACAGGTGACTGGTTTGGTTCACCATGTAAAAAGAACCACTGCTAAGAATGAAACCCCTATATTTTTAGAGGCTCAACCTGCAGTCTTAAAACTAATAGAAGATACTAATGGCAAGTTATGCCATATGTTTCCTAAATTTTATCCTATGGTGGTACCACCTCAGGAATGGACAGGTATCTACAAGGGTGGTTATTTAACCAAAGACTTAGAACAACCCTTTATTAAAACCAAGACTAGTAATTTCTTAAGCGATCTAAAGAACCGAGATGATGAAATGGCTCCAGTATTTGATGCTGTTAATGGTGTTCAAAATACTAAATGGCGAATTAATAAGCCTGTACTGCAGGTATTAGAAGCTGTTTGGGAACTAGGCCATGTCATTGGTAAACTTCCTTCACGCTATGAAGATGAATTACCACCAAAACCCTTTGATACTTCAGACACAGAAGGTTTTAAAGAATGGAAAAAAGATGCTGATAACAGGGAAAAATGGGTAGATTGGAAACATAAGGCCTCTAAAGTCTATGAAAGAAACTCCAAAAATACCTCTAAGAAAATACAAGTATCTGCATTAATAGAGCTCGCTAAGAAATTTCAACAAGAGGATAATATTTACTTTCCTCATCAGTTGGATTTTAGAGGACGTGCTTACCCGATGCCTGCATTCTTAGAACCCCAAGGAGCTGAGTTCTCTCGAGCCTTATTAGAATTTAGTGAAGGTAAGAGAATGGGTGATAATGAAAAGGGTGGTTATTGGTTAGCTATTCATACTGCCAATATGTTTGGTGAAGATAAATTATCTTTAGATGACCGAGAGAAATGGACAAAAGATAACTCCGATAAAATCTGTGGAGTAGCCAATGATCCTCTTGGTACGATGAGTTATTGGAGGTCTGCAGATAAACCTTTTAGTTTTCTTGCAGCTTGTTTTGAGTGGAATGGTTTTATGGAAAAAGGAAAAAACCATTATACCCATTTACCAATAGCGATTGATGGTAGTTGTAATGGACTGCAAATCTTTAGTTTGATGCTACGAGATGAAGTAGGGGGTGAAGCTACAAACTTAACACCTCGTGATAAACCTCAAGACATCTATGGGATTGTTAGTGATAAAACTACTGCTCAATTAAAACTAGAAACATCAGATGATTTAGTTCACCGTAAGTATCCTATTACAAAAAAACAACTTGCAAAACTTTGGCTAGACTACGGAGTCAATCGTAAAGTTTGTAAGCGATGTGTGATGATTGTGCCTTATAGTGGAACCAAGAGAGCTTGTCGACAATACGTAGAAAAGTATGTGCAAGAACAAATGGATCTAGGAGTACACAATCCTTTTGGTGATAAACTCATGTATGCCTCGGAATATCTTGCGAGTGCAATTTGGACGAATATTGAAAGCACCGTTATCAAAGCTAAAGAAGCGATGAAGTGGTTAAAGAATATTTCTAAACTTGCAGCTAAGATGAACATTCCAATTAACTGGAAAGTATGCACTGGGTTTTGGGTGCAACAGCATTATCAAGAAGTCAACCATCGTAGAATAGAAACCAAGCTTGGTGATAAAATTATCAAACTAACTATCACTGAAGATAAGAAGAAGATAAATAAAAGAAGGCAAGCTCAAGGTATCTCTGCAAACTTTGTGCATTCATTGGATGCTGCAGCGATGATGCTGACAGTCAATAAATGTAGAACCAAAGGCATCACAGATTTTCAAATGATCCATGATAGCTATGGAACTCACGCCACTAACATTGAAACAATGGGTCAATGTTTACGTGAGGTCTTTGTTGAGATGTTTGAAGAGAATGTTTTGGAAACTTTTAGAGACCATATCTATGGCATTTTAAGTCCAAAACTGCAGGCCAAACTCACACCTATTCCTGAGATGGGAAAACTTAATATTCACGATGTTAAAGACAGCAAGTATTTCTTTGCATAAGTGAGAAACTAAAAAGGGTAGCCCATAGGGCTACCCCAAACGAAACAGAATTAAGACAATGACATTAGCCTTAAACTCTTAAGTTCGGAATCTATATTAATTTCTAAAATATACTATTCTTGTCATATCGCAAGATAACCACCACTCTTAGAGAGCTAAACTTTTTAGCTCATTTTTATTAATAAACGCTTTTCAGCGTGAAAGGAAAACAATATGAAAATAAACGTTACCCCTAGGGGTTCACTTGTTTACCCTCATTTAAATTCTCCCGATACTAAATTCGACAGAGATGGGGTTTACAAGACTCAACTGCGTGTCATAGATGCAGACGCAGCTAATGAACTAGTAGATATAATCCAAGAATCTTTGGATCAATATGCAACTCAGCATCCTACAGTTAAGAAGAGAGCAAAAATGCCCTTCGAAAAATCCGATGATGGCTCTTACACATTTACTTTTAAATGTAAGGCAAGAGGTATCAGAGCGGATGGTACGACATGGGAACAGAAACCTAAAATCTTTGATGCCAAAGGTAATCCATTTCTAGTAGCTAAAGCTATTTGGGGTGGCACGACTGCAAAAGTTTCTTTTGCGATTGCACCTTACAATGTGGCAGCCACAGGATTAGGTATCACCTTAAGATTAAAAGGTGTGCAAATATTAGAACTAGTTGAAGGCGGAGGCTCGGCTGAGACCTATGGATTTTCAGAAGAAGAAGGTTTTGATGGAAGTAGTAGTCCGTCTACACAAGCAGAGGAAGTATCAACACCTGCAGAAGAAAAACCTCAGGAAGAAAATGCTGCCGCCAATTACTAGATATCGTTCTGGTTTAGAAGAACGAGTAGCTAGACAATTACAAGAGTTGGGTGTGGAATTTGAATATGAGACTTTAAAGATTAGGTATACAAAACCTGCAGAAGAAACATATTACACACCTGACTTTATTCTACCTAATAATATAATTGTAGAAACCAAAGGTCAGTTTCCAACTGCTGACAGAAAAAAACATAAAATCATAAAAAAACAATTCGGTGACAAATACGATATCCGTTTTGTATTTAGCAACCCCAACCAAAGAATTGGTAAGAAATCTAAAACAACTTATGCCGCTTGGTGTGAGCGTTTTGGCTTTCAATATGCCAGAGAAAAAATTCCACATGAGTGGATAAAGGAAAACAATGCCAAGAAAACAAACTAATTTTATTGTTATTCATTGTGCCGCTACAAAGCCATCAATGGATATCGATGCAAAAACTATTGACCACTGGCATCGCTCTAGAGGCTTCCTCAAAATCGGTTATCACTTTGTCATCAAAAGAGATGGAACT